CGATTTCAAGGTTGACCGCCATTATTGGGAAGACCGTTGCGAAGAGGCAGAGCAAGTTGTCTGCGATCTTGTCGAATGGATCGAGAACATGGAAGACGATCTCTATTTTGACGAAGAGGCCCTAAACATGATTGCGCGAGCCAAGGAAGTGGCGACGCGGGCATGATTGTGGATGCTGAGACATTGATCTGCGACTTTTGCGATAGAATGGCTCTGGCTGTAGAAGAAGAGGGCGGATGCTTTGAATCGGCTCATTCACGATTTTATCGTGTTATTCAATTCGCTCACGCAGAAGAGCTTCTAGCAATTCAGCGACGCAATCGCGAGCAAGACTTCATCGCCTCCGGTGAAGCCGCTATCGAAAACAAGGCAGAGGTCAATCGCAACTGGTATCTCGAAATTATGCAAAACAGCGAGTTTAAAGATGAATAAGCCTATTGACATGCTCACTGCTTTGATTATCATCACGCTTGCATTTGCATGGTTCTTGGTGTGGCCAACGATCGGAATGCTTTGGACATTTGGATGGATTTGATGATTGACATGATTTTCGGCGATGAAGACGCGGCCCGGCGCGTCATCCTCCAGGCACGGAGTGCAAAGCTGTGAAGCTCTCAGACCTCATCCGAGAACTAGAAGCCGCCAAGAAGCAGCATGGTGACCTGCAAGTCTACACGTTCGACGGGCCAATTGAGCGCTTCGACGCGGAGCCGTCGGTGGGTGGTTTCTCCATGATCGATGCGGAAGGCAAGCGCGCAACAGAGATCGTGCTGGAGATCGGAACGCTATGAACCGCGAGATGATCCTGCGTGTCGCTGATGCGATCGAAGAGGCTGCGAAGCCAGGGGCCAACCCCGCGATGGGCTTCAACATGAACCAAGTCATTCACAGTTCTGGGCTTGAAGATGACCTGACAGGGCATTCTTGCGGCACTGTAGGCTGCATCGCAGGTTGGGCGATCGCCGTCGATAAGAATTTCAAGAAATGCAGGGATATAGACCCCGATAGCGACCTCTGGAAACCGAGGGCTGGGAAGCTTCTCGGTCTCAACGCTAAATTGGCCGATCGTCTCTTCATGGCGCGGGCGTATCGTGATCTTGATCTCGACCTGATCACTCCCTCCCAAGCCGTCACAGTCCTTCGCCATCTCGCGGAGACCGGCAAGGTTGACTGGTCCATTGCTTCGGAGGCTTCCCGATGAGCACCGAACCCACCAGCCATCCCGACCTCCCCGTTACATCCGAGGGCGTGGGGCACACGCAGGGCTTTCAAGAGGGGGTGGAATGGGCTGTCGTCCAAATCCGCGATTTTGAGAAGGGCGGGCCGAACTACTGCGACAGCGAACTCGCAGGGAACGCCACCTTCCTACGGCAGGTGATCGAAGCGTGCTTCGAAAAGCGTGTCGCCCGCGCCGCGATCTCCCAGGCCACCCGTTCGGAGCCCACCCCATGACCGACGACCGCAAGCCATTGCCCGCAGAGGCCGAGATGGTGCTCGTGCCTCGTGAGCCGACGGAAGCTATGCTTGCTGCCGTGGTTCCGTGGCCGAAGCATTGGGGCGACTACGAGCACGCCATGAAAGACAAAAAGATCGCATATCAAGTGGATCGGCTTGCCGCCGTTCATCGCTACCGCGCCATGCTCACCGCCGCCCCAAAAGCCACAGAGGCCGAGATGGTGGCTTCGACTGAATTGCCGGACGACATCCGCGATCCGCTGCATTCGCTGCAAGCTGATCTGGGATGGCTTATCGCTCGTATTCGCCAAGGTGACGACGAGGATACGGCGCTGATGCGGCAGTCGATGGAGAACCGTCTCTCGCAGATAGAAACAGCCGCATACAACCTCACCGCCGCCCCGAAAGCCACAGAGACGCCGGGGCTGCGGGAGCGAATTGCTCGTGCGCTTAATTCTGCTCTCGGTAGCGAAGCCGACGACCATCCCCGTCACCACCCTGCGCAGAACTCATGGGAGGCGCCCTCCGAGGTCTGGTGGACGCAATGGCTTGAAGCAGCCGACGCAGTTGTTGCCGCCCTATCCGCCACACCCCAGCCGGTCGCCGTCCCTGACGATGGCGCGGGACGGGATGAGGTGGAACGCTACGTCGAGAAGTGCCGTGCCATGTCGGACGGCGGCAAGTACTCGTGGTGGTCGCGCCTTGCTGACATTCTCGCCGGTCACGCCTCCGCTCTATCCGCCGAGCGCGCCGCCCACGAGCAGACGCGGCGGAAGTTGACCGCTGAACTCAACGAAGAGGTGGTGTCTAGCAGCGGTCTTGCGCTTCGCCTTCATCGAGAGCGCACCGAGGTCGCCCGTCTCCGCAAGGATCTGGAGCAACTGTCGCAGCACGACGAAAAGCTGGTCGCTCAGATGCTCGGTAACGACCGAGATGATTTCGCCGCCGCCCGATCCTTTCGTGAGGAGGGCAAGTGATGGAGGCGCAAGCGAACCAGCCCAGCGCCCATGTGCCGGAGGACGTGCGGTCAGCCCCATCTCCAAAACCGATCGCTCGCCGCGCCGGCTACGACTTCCCCTGCACCATCTGGCCCGGCCCGAAAGGAGACTGCAATGAGCGCAACTGCCGCTGCTACTGACGCGCCTGAAATGGTTCTCGTGCCGTACGAGGACTTTTTCGCGGCATACCGTTTTGTGCCGCGCTCGCGAATGTATTCGAACGATTGCTTGAAGACGCGGCTTAGGTCACTTCTGGCAAGCGAGGATGTGGCTCACGCCGACGAAGCCGAGGCCATCACCGATCGTCAGGCCCGAGAGGAAGCCCGTGATGGCGGTGAGTGGAGGACGATCGACAGCGCGCCGAAGGACGGCCGTCACTGCATCCTGTCGGTCCCACACGGGGCATTCTTCTACTCCGTGCAGGGCTGCTACGACGAACTACGCAAGCGGTGGGTCCATGTGCTCAACACGGATGAGCAACCGCTGGCTTGGATGCCGAACGTGCTCCTGCCTGCCGAGTTTAAGCCTGCCCCTCCCGCCATTGAGCCCTCCCCGGTGGAAGGAGATCGGCGATGAGCGATCTCGTTGAACGGCTGCGTGCGCGGGCCGAAAGCGAACGTGAAATCCAGCGCAACAACGAGGCTGTCGCAGATGCGCTGCAAGGGCAAATCAATGCGTTTGAGCGAAGGGACGGCACCCATAACAACTTTGCGGTTCGGCTTGGGCTTGAGCATCGGAATTGCGCCAAGAAGGACGCTAGCCTCGCTCAGGATTGGGACGAAGCCGCCGACGCCCTAGAAGCCGCCCAAGCCCGGATCGAAGAGGTGCGGAGGGCGCTCGCGGAAAGGTCCACGCTGGACGTGGCCGAAACCGCCCTCTTTGCTTGGAATTTGCAAGCTGAGCCGACGAATGAATGGAGCACGCTTTCAGCCGACAAGCAGGAGGGCATTAAGGCAGTCGTTGCCTTCACTATCGGGCGCACTCGTTCCGCCATCCGCGCCCTCACCGAAGCCAAGGAGGATCTGACGTGAAGCTCGAAGACGGCGTGAACGATGCGCTTAATCGAATGCGTCGGGCAGCAAAGCGCGGCACCGGATGCTATCTAACGGCAGAGATGATCTCCTGTTTGGAAGTCAGTTCCATCGGCCAAATCTGGTCGGAAGATGACCCTCGCGAAGCAGCCCTCACCGAAGCCAAGGAGAATAAGTAAATGGAAATCCGCACTGAGCATATGAATGATTGGTTCACGAAGTATCATATCGAAGGGCCTTGGCCATTTAATCCGGTTTTTCACCGCTTCACCCGAGCAGATGGAAATGGAGATCCACACGACCATCCTTGGCCATTCCGATCCGTCATTCTGAGCGGTGGTTATCGTGAAGAAGTGTTTGACTTGAGCGGTAAGTCGTGGTTTGTTGACCGCTATGTTGGCGATAGCTTTGTCAATGAAGCCGATCACATTCATCGAATTGTCGAGTTATTCGAAGACGAATGCTGGACGATGATTCTACCTCAAGAAGGCGGACGAAAGCCCGGTTTCTACCAATTCCGTGAAGATGGCGCTTATCATCGTTTCTGGGATGGAGATTGGTCGAAGCTTTAGAAATGCAAAAGGGGCCAATTGGCCCCTTTTCTCATTCATCGTAGATAGCAACACGATTTCTAGTAACTTCGCCGTGCTTTCGATGGTAGGTTACTGACTGCATGGAGCGACCCGACAAGAAGCCTTCATTGAAGTGCCATGCGTCCTGAGCCGATGGCGATTGATGGCTCTCGCAAATGACACCGCCAGCTTCATTGACAAAGCGCTCGATGTGATGGATGTGGAAGGTGTGGACGTATCGATGCTTTGTTCGTCCCCAATCCTCAGCCCGACGGACAGCCATAATCTGCGGCATGTCTTTCATCTTCGCTGTATGACCATGAACGCCACCTAGCATGACGTTATCAAATCGATACCACCAGAAGAGAGAGGGCGAAGTGTCTACCGTAACGCGATCTTCGTCGCGATACCAAGCGCTCAAGAAGTAAGAGATCGCAAAGCAAGCCGTCTCGTCATGATTTCCGGGAAGAATTCGAACCGTTACCTTTGGAAACTTCTGAAGAGCAAGATCCGTAATCTTTACGAAGAGATCGCAAGCCGCACGCAAAACTTTCGAAAAACGCGAATCTACGTCAAGAGCGTTTTTTGACTTCGACGTGTGGTTGTCGAAGTTATTCGTATGCGTTGCGTCGCCACCACCAAGAATAATGCAGTGTGCTGCGTTCGGCGTGCTCTCGACTAGCCGCTTTGCTGTCTGCGTAATGACGCGATCCGCAATCGAAATGTCCCAATCGTTGCCCGTTTCTTCGGCCCAACTGAACAATCCCACATGAGCATCGGCTACGGCTATAAGCGTTAGAAGATCATCGTCAGCATATCCTTGCGGCTTTGAGTTAAGGTATGGAGCCTTATACCCTTCGAAACTTTCTTTCAGGATCTCAGCAATGGCTTCCGGCGAAGGCTCTTCTTTCTTGGTCTTGACCCAGCGCATCTTGATTTGGCCGGATTCATCATAAAGAACAGATTCGCCCTTGACGACCTGACCAACTGGAAGCGCCTGCGGCAAACGACCGTCCAAGCCGCGCTCAGAGGCCCGCTGAAGGCGATTTTGCATCGAGGAGCGAGCAATCCCTAGCTTTCGCGCTGCGCCCGCCACGGTGCCCTCAGAAGCCAGCAAATCGATGGCTTCTTTCAGTTGATCATCTGTCAGGTTCATGTTATCATCTCGCGTCGGGGCAAAAGAAAAACCGCTGCACCATGACAGTGAGCGGCTTAATTTCTTATAGCTTATTTTTGATAGAATGTCAAGTCTTGGACTTCATAAATCCATTTTCTTTTGCTTCATCCTCGGTCGCAAAACACCTTTCAGGATACGTCGTGCTTCTATATGGCGAAGACGGCATATGGTAGATTTTGCGAGAGCCAGAAACGTTGCCCATAATTGGCCTGTCTTTGGTGCATCCTGGGCTATCGGTTGGTGCTAAAACAGCATATGAGTTCGGCGCTATGACCGTCGTTCTTTGATTATCGAACTTCGTCCCCATGAAGAAGGCAACCATAAGCGCAATGATCGCAAGACAAATAATCAAGAAGCCTTCTGGCAGCTTCAGCCCCTTCCTCGAAACGTCAGGACTGATGAAGAGAAGCAAGAAGCCAAGCCCCATCATGCCGCGCCCGAAGAGAGAGCTAGGCGTTGAAATCCAGGATAGCGGCTGGCCATACATGTTCCATGTCAAGGACCAGAGCCCGACATAGACTGAGCCGAGAGCCAGAGACGTTACGCCGAGCGCCGCAAGATGGCTTCCTTCCGCGTCTTCGTTCCGAATACCTTTGAATAGAATCTCGAAGGAAGATGGCGCATATCGAAGGAACGTAATGCCTCCAAAGATCAGAAGGAAGAGGGAGACGGTGGTTGAGAAGATAAGGCTAGGGATAAATAAGCCGCCAAGCCAATAAAGAGCAATGGCAGAGGCGAAAACCAAAAGAAGGCGATTTTCAATTATCTTTTTCAACATCGTCTTCCATTAGCTTTAACATGCCTGCCATATTAGACATTACTCGGGCACCAGATTTGATAGATTGAACATTATTTCGAAGACGGCCACGCTCTTCTTCCAATGCGCAATCCGTTATATGTTTTCTTTGAGCAAAATCGTTGCCCGCAAAACTCTGCCAAATTTCACGCAAATTCATTGACGTGTCCGTTCCTTAACGATTTCAAGGACAGACTGCATTGCGCTCGTGTTCGCCTGCATTTGGTTTCGGACGCTTTCGCCAATATTTGCATATTCTTTGACATCAGCTAACCAAGCGTCGCGAGTTTTTTGATGAGCCTCTTGTTCCGCGTTATATCTACGAACAATGTAGGCAAGAGCAATCATAAGAAGAATACAGACGGCACCGATAACGCCTACATCTAGAATCTTTTGACTGGCTCCTAAAAGGGCGTCGTCGGGCATCGTCACTTTACCTACTCAAGACGGATCGCACGAAGGCATCTGTCGCAACGCCACGAGCCTCGTCTACAATCTGCGTCGGCACGCTATCAACGATAAGCTGAGCCTGTGGCGCGATCTTTGCAGCGATGGCGCGGTCGTCAAGACCTTGCGAACGAAAGCGCTCGACGGCATCAGGGACCGCCGTCTTTACATAATCGACAGCATCATCGATTGCGGCGCTTGCTACATGGTCAATAGCCTTGGCTCCACCACTCTTGTTGACCGCCAAAAGCGCGGCGTTCTTGACCGCCGTTTGCAACGCATCCCGATCCGATTGCTCAAGGGCAATGCCCGCACGGTCCTTGAGGATCTTGACGATCCAAGCGACGGCAATAGGTGCAGCAATGCCAATGAAAATCTGATAGACTGGAATGAGCGCCTGAACGGTTGCGTTGAGGAAGGTTTCCATTTAGGCGCTCCTGAGCTTGCGGATCTCGGCAACAGAGGCTTCGATCAGTTTGAGATAATCGTCAATCGTGAGGGGCGAAAGCTCAACAGAAGGCGAGGGAGCGGGCGTAACCGGGACCGGCTGATTTTCCTTTGGTTCATCATCTTCCGCATGAAGCTTTAGAGCTAGCTTCTCGACGGCCGCAACGCGCGAACCCCACCCCTTACCGAACGTTCCCCAAGTCGAAAGACCTTTGAGGAAATTCATGCGGTCTTCACACATGCGCTTGATCGTCGTTTCGGGGTCAGCAGTCTCAACGGCAGAAAGCGTCGTCGTGCCAATGCCACCATCTGCTTTAACGCCGACCGCGCGCTGAAGCCACTTCGCTCCACGGCCGGGACCTGAGTTGACTGCGCTATCCATCGTGCAAAGGTCTACGCCGCTTGGAAGCTCATCGCCGGAAATCTTGTCCCAATAATTCTTGCGATAGATTTCCATCGCTTCGGACTTCTTGAGCGCCTTGACATCGGCAATCGTGACAGCCGTGCCACGGAAGGAACGAAGCGTTCCGATCGTAATTCCCATGTTCGTAGCGCCGCCAGGATCGGACGGATGATTGACGTAACCACCTTCGAACTTGAAGATGTGATCCATGATCTCGGGAAAATTCTTAGCGGCCATCGGGCTTCTTTCGTGTCAATTGATAAAACCATCCGCCGGCAACGATGCCGACGAACATAAGTGCGCCCATGATGGGTCCACCGCTCGTCGCTCCAACGCAATCGGCAAGGTGCAAATGCGATGCGATATCGAGCCATCCTTTAGACTCGATATCGTGGATAAAGCAGCAATGCGCCCATGAGCCTTCGAACCACCATGAGCAACTGTCCATTTAGGTAACGACCTTGCCTGCTTCCGTGAACAAATCTAGGAATTGCTCATCGCTGATTCCAAGCTCTGCGGCCATACCAAGGACATATGGGTTATCGCGTCGCCACTTTGTCGCCGAGCGGAACCAGATGCGGATCGGAGGATATGGATGATTGGCAATATTTTCTTCGACAAGCTCAAGAAGGCCTGCGTTATAGAGAGCGACTTGCGCCTGAGCGGCTGTCACTTCCATCGGAACAAGGTCTAGAGGATCGGGCTTGAGCGATTCGCGGGCAGTCATCTCAGCCGCTTCTGCCGCATCGTATTCCGCTTTTGAAACCTTCCTCAGGAGGATGGAAGAATCCTCCTTGACGGTTCCCGACACGGTTCCATACCGAACGTCGGGCTCGCCAGCGGGCAGCGGATAGCGGCTTTCCAGCGCGAAGCCGAAGGTGATGCCGGCTATGGGATCGACGCCGTTGAATGGGGCGCCGGGCGGACAGTCTCGCTCCAGCTTGGCGAACTGGCGATCGATCGGAGCATAGGTGATGTAGGTCATGGATGATGCTCCTAGGTCAGCGCAACGCGGCGGATGGGGCGGACGAGGCGCGCGTCAGCTTTCGCTCCAACTGAATTGGTGTCGCCTTGCGTGGCATTTGCAAGGTTTACAGTCAGCGCGATGTTTGCGGAAAATTCCGTTGACGAATAAGCGAACCCCGTAGTCGGCAATTGTTGAGCACTCGGAAGGCTCGCGTTCATCCGCGAAATCGCCAGCATTTCGTCAATCGCACCTAGATACCAGTCGTCCTTGCCTCCCGTGACAAGATCGTAGCAATATTTTGCCGCGTTGCCCGGGGATTGAGGGCCGTAGTTCCAGTACCCGTTTGTGTTGCTGACGCCGTTTGTGCGGGATATCGTCCCCGCAGATGACCCTGCAGAATTCATATCACGAGATACTTCTGTCGCCTTGTCAGCAACGATCAGCATGTACGTGACAGGCGTTCCACTCGACAGGTCCGTGAAGTACGCCGCGAGATAGCCGCCCTCCATGGCCGTGCCGATGGCGTAGGGGGGTGTTAGCTGGATGCGCTTGATGGGGCGGACGAGAAGGGTCTGTGCCTTGGTCGTTGAGACATCCGAGCCGGTCGTCATTGTCGTACCGGAAGCATTGCCGGCTGTCAGTTCAGTAGAAGACCAGTGACCATCCGCTATGAATGCTTCCGCGCCGCCTGCCTGAAACGCTGCTACAGGGGCATTAGCCGGGCGCAGCTTAAACGAGATTGCGCGGGCTTCATCAATCGCGGCGAGATAAGCTGCGACACCGCCAATCGAAATCGAATTAGCGTATCCAGATGCCGTGTTTAGCGCTGGCGCTCCTGCGGCATTCACTACAAGAGTAGAATTGGAAGGCCCATTAAGGCGGGAGTAGGCTAGTGTTGAAGTGCCATTTCCATAAATCTTGCTCGCCTCCGTGCTCTTCGCAGCCGTGACAAGATCGAAGAGGTTGCCGTCGCCGAACCGCTCATAGGCGAGGAAGCCGCCCTCATAGGCTTGCCCGATGCTGGGCTTGAACTGTGCTGCCGTCGTCGCCGAAACCCGCTGCGACAGGACCGTGTTGCCCTGTGCGTCGGTATAGCCCGCCTGGAACTCGTAAGTGTGCGAGACGGCGAGGCCCGAGCCGGTGAAGTTGACCGGGAACGAGACGCCCGAGCCGGCGACGGTGAAGACCACCACAGGCGTCGTGCCGCCCGGCTCATAGGCGCGCACAAAGCGCGTAGCGAGCGGAATGCCGTAGTCGGAATAGAACCCCGTCGTATCTCCAACGAAGGCACGAACTACAAAGGTGTAAGTTCCACCACTACCAAGGTTAGTCGCGCCCGCAGTCGGGGCCGTCATGGTGATGGGCTTGATTTGCGGTGCATCCGCAATCGTCTTCGTCTCGAAACCTGTTCCGTCAGACTTTGCCGCTAGAAACTTGCCTGCGTCTGCGGTCGTGATTGGAGGAAGGTTAACACCAGCAGCAGAAGCCGCCGCAGCACTTGCGCTATTAGCTGCTGCCGTGCGATTGTTTGCGACTTCGGTCCGTGCTTCGCGAATCTCAGGAATTGCCTCCTCAATCTCAGCAACGTTATCTGCCGTCTCATCGCTCAGCGCCTCGACATAAAGACCGATATCGACAACGGCATTGAGATCCGGTACGAAATTCTGACGATGACCGCCCTGCGCTAGACCGCCTGGATTGTTTGTCGCGTCATAAGCATCGCCATTAGCCGCACGAATGCGATCAATAGCTGCCGTTGGTTTTGTCGCCATTATCGAAGTTCCTTGATTTCGAAGGCCATCGAATTGGCAACGCCATCATCAGCCCACATAACTTGTTCTAGAGGATTTAGCTGCCTGTTGCGGCCCATGAAGTTGCGGCGAAGGCCTTGAAAGGCATCTTCCGGGTCTGGAACGACGAAGATTTCTCCGTGAACGCCAGCGCGCCGAACGATCTCAAGAAAACGCCCATAAGCCTCATCGTCGCGCATCATCTCAAGAGAAAAGCGGAAGATACGGACGGGCTCTCGCACGTCGAAGAACTCAGCGCCATTCAGCGCCGTCTCGATCGCGGTATCAGTTTCATAGCCAAGGCCTGCGCCATAGGCGTAATTGATCGTCGGCTGAATAGCCGGACCAACAAAGATACGACCAATTTGAAGAAAGTCGTTTTGGTTGGCCGTGTCAATAATGCGAATGCGAATATAACGGGCGGCTCTGAAATTTCTAAGAAGGTGCGTTGAGACCGACGTAAAACCTTCGATGTCTTCAGAAGAATAAGAGCCTAGCCAATAGTTATCGTTTTCCCATTCAAGATCGTCAATGACCCAATCTGCATCCGAAATGCCAGACCACATATCGGCGATATAACTGTCTTGAATAGATGCAAAATTTGAGACCGTTGAACTTTCAATAGCAACGCGAGCACTAAAAGAGGCGTTATGATTGATGAATGCAAGAATATCGATTTTCTGTGGTTTACCGAAGTCGATGATAAATCGTGTCGCGTCTTCGGTAACATTCGTCGTTCTGGCGACTTTCGATAGAAGCCGATTTTGAATGTTAGAGAGCGGCAGCCCCGCCGTCCAAGAACCACCGCTCAGATTTCCTTGATCAATCCGATTTGGAAAGCCAAGCATGATGTTTTGATTTTCAGCCATGGCTTATCCAAATACGTCAAGCGTTGTAATGCCTGTACGATAATTTTCGTTGATTCCGATAACGAGGAATTTCTTGCCAGCGCTGAGCCCGAAGCGATTGATGCTCAGGCTAATGACGGAGCCAAGATCAATATTCGAAACGTAGTCTGTCTTGATGGGAATACGGTAGCGGTCTCGGCGCACCTTATAGATGTTAAGGCGCCGATTCGCTTCTGCTTGAGCATCCGCCAAGTTAACGAGCATTGTTTCAAATTCTAGCTCAGGAGCTAGAAGAAATTTAGTTGAGACCGTTGCGTCTTCTGCGACTGCCGTTCGCCATTGCTCTTTGGCAAAAGCTTTCTGAGCATCAGTCGTTGATCCTGCAAGGTTGACGCCCGTCTGAATTGTATAGTTGTAGGCGTATTTGATTGTGACCTTTTTAGCAGGAACGCCACGTCCGTCATCATTCGTTGCTAGGCGCTCGATACCGTTTCCTTTATCAAGGATGATAGAGCGATCAAATGTCGCAACCGCTTGACCCGTAGGAATGTCTAACCTAAAGAAACGCAAAACACCGAGACGATCTGGAACGCACGTCGCGCCGATGCTGTCTAGAAGCTGAGAAACAATTGAAAGCGTCTCATACGTTTCAGCGCCAGTCCAAATGCCGACTTCCGCAGGATTCAAAGCGTGAAGAGTTTCTAAATCCGCAACGGAGAAATCGTCCGTTGTCAGCCCGAATCCGAGCAAGAGCCGCTGAATAGTGCGTGGAGCCGAACGGGAACCGTCAGCGCCTTCAGAGGAATCAACTGTAATGTCACCCTGAGGATTCGCGCCAATACGAAAAAGACCTAGCGCCCTAGCCGTAGCGAAACTACCACCAGCAATTGTAGCGGATCTTAATTGTGCTATTGTATCATAATTTGCAGCAAAAGTCAAGGGCACGCCAACGTCACGGACAATAATTCCTGCGTTTATTGGGCCGTCATTGACTTGATAAATGCGATCAAAGCGATTTGCAAGAATAGGTGCAAAGTTCAGTGCTTTACCAAACAGGAAAGGCTTGGGCCGGTCTTTGATGTCGTCAGCCGTTCCTTCAGCTGTGTTTTGACCGCCTGCCGTCGTTGTTCCAAGATAAAGATTATCCTGAATATTTTTGCGAAGCTCAAAGAGACGATCTTTGATTCGAATGGAGACCGTCGTCCAAGAAAGTTCGACTTGCTCCATCGTGCCGATGAACAAAAGCTGCCGAGATGACCACGAAGACATACGGCTTTCAAGACCATAAATCTTGAGTTCACGACCATCAACGGCGACCTCGTTGAGGTAGTCGAGACCGCCATCCGCATTTGCTAGTTCGATGAAGCCAAACGAAACGTCGCTTTCGCCAGAGGTTGTTCCATTGGCGAAAGCGTATCGCTCATAGTTTCCAGGCTGCGTTAGCCGCTCCTCGAAATAGATGTTGGCGGGCGAATCGGACGGCAGAGTTGAAAACCCTGCCGTACCAAAACGTCGCTTTTCAATCGCGTCGGTTCTTAGATCGTATGTGTCGATTTCAACAAGGTAGATCATCGGGAATTCATCAACTTTGCTGTTTCTGTCTGACTGGCAGCAATCATATTGCCTTGCTCGATAGCTCCAACGCTTGTGTTGAAGCCGAAAGCCAAGGTTTGAATGACGCGATCAAGACGGCGCTCGACGCCATCCATGCGGGAATTATCATTCGAGTTCGGAAGCGTTCCAGTCCGATTGATATAGTCGAGCATCCCTTGCGTCTTCGTATTGTTCGAAGGCGCTCGGGTGATATGCTCACCGCCAGCCAACTTAGCCATGACGCTATCGCGATTGTACTGGCCATTTATGATCGTCCCGCCCATGGCATAGGCCTTGGGGATGGGGCCACCGTTCTGGCGATTGATGCCGATGTACTGGTTGATGACGCCTTCGACTGCTCGCAATTGTTCTGTGGGCAGATTCTTACGCCATTCGTAAAACTGATCGACGCCATTCGTCATACCGTAATTGCCGGTATAATTCAGCCCTAGCGACTTAACACCGGCATCGATTAGACGGTTACGTTCAGGATTGAGACCGAAACTGCGGCCACCATCCACAAGGCCCTGAGCCTTTGCTTGGGTCTCGATAGCCTTCTGCAAAGCTGCTATAGCTTCTGCCACACTCTTGACGCCAGTATCAATGCTAATCAGCGAAGAAACCTGAGCCTTAAGTTGATCAAGCTGCGTCGTTGCCTTGACATCCGCCGACTTCAGCGCCGCCTCAACCTCATTGAAAGAGGCAAAATAGGCATCCGAAGATGCATAGTACTCGCGCGAAGCATCAAGATAGTCTTGGCTAACACTAACAAGTTCTTCTTGCGCCGTCTTGTCTCCGCTCAATGCCTTTGATTGCGTCTCACGAAAAATGCGCTGTGCCTCAAGAACCTTCTCCTGACCTGAAAGCGGAGACGTGTCACCGAGACGAAGGCCTGTCAAAAAGTCCTTGACTTGCTTCGAAAAGCTCTCAAGATGATTAGAGCTTTCCTCATAAGCGGAACGCAGATCGCCTTCCGCCGATGCACGATCAGAAATTGCCTGAGAAAGCCGACTGTCAAGGAACGACTTATAACCATCGTTCAGGATCTTTGCACGTTCCGCATCCAAAGTCTTTTCAAGCTGCACCATGGCGGCACCGCCCGCAGCAAGCTCTGCTTCACGTTCCTTCTGAGCTTGACGCTCGAATTGCGCCAGAGAAGAATTGTTAGTTGCCGCGAAATAGCGATCATCGTAGCTGCTGATAGCAGTCTTCAGTTCGGCCGCAGTCCGTGTGACGACGGTTCCAAACTCTTTGACAACGCCATTGAGTTCGGGGAACTTTGTGACAAGCTCATTAAAAGCATCGCCTGTAAGTTCGGCACCGTTAACGACTTCTTGCGCTGCGAGTGTGAACCACTCGTTAACAACCTTCGGATCGACACCGAGAAGGGCTGCATCCGAAAGGCTGGTGTCTCGCGATTCAAAGAGATCCTTGATATCGTTAAGATAGCCAACACCCTTCAGATCGTTAATCTGCGCTTCGAACCCTTCAACGAACTCCTTGCTAAGATTGGCAATGGCTTGATTGAGACGTTCGGAAATCGCCTTCGAAGCTTCTTCCGCTGACCAACCAAGGCGCTCAAGAACCGGCTGAAGACCCGCAGCGGTTCCCTTGAAACTATCAAGGGTGTTCTGCATATCCGTGGTCGTTTCAGCGCTGTAGAGCATCGTCAGCGCGTATTCGCCGGCAGCCTTCTTAGCTTTAGCGACTTGCTCAAGGCGCATGGCCTCAGTGTCTTTCGACATCTGGTCATAGGCGGCAGAAGTCGGAATGCCGATATCGTTAGAGCCAAACGCGACTTCAACGTCATCGATAAAGCCCTTGACTTGTTCGTCAAGAACCTTGACCTGAGAGCGACCCTTGGCAAATGCGCCTTCAAGCCCTTGACCACCCGTTAGATCCTCCAGCATATAGGAGAAGCCATCGCGAAACTCGTTGATTTCCGATTGCCACTTGGCAAACATCTTCGTGCCAGTGGAGGCAAACTGAGCCGAACTATTGCCCTTGCCCATCTTCCAGGCCGCACCACCCGTCTCCATGAAGGACGAAAGCTGGCCCCACATGTCGCCGATCGAAGAACGCAGATTTCCGACGCCTTCGCCCGAAAGCGATTGGTCGAATGCCTCATAAGCGGGGCGCATTTCCTCCCACTTCTTCGCGGCTTCCTGGTGCGCTGCCTTACGCTGAGCGCGACCGCCCAACACGCCGCCAAGGATGCCGGCTCCAAGACCGATGATGCCGCCAACGGGGCCACCGGCCATGAAGCCGCTCAAGCCGCCCGTGAGGCCACCTGAGACGGGAGAGCCAGAAGAGTAGCCAGAGCCGAAACCGCCGAGACCAGCGGAGATGCCGCCCATAGCAGAAAATGCCGGATACTGGACACCAAGAATGGAGCCGGCACCTGTCATGCCATTCATGCCGCCAAAGAGACCGCCGCCACTAGAAGCTGATCCTGTCTTTGCGCCGGACGTTCCACCGCGCAATCCAGCCCAAGGATCGGAACCGGATGAGCCGTTAGAGACGCCTGCTTGACCTGTAGCAATCTTTTTCTGAGCATCGATAACGCCAGAGGAGACGCCCTGACGAAGCGTTTCGCGCTCGTCAATGGAGCCAGTAGAACGGTAGGGTTGCCCGCCGCCGTGCTGATTGTATAGGGAAGAGAACTTGGAATTGTAGCCGAGAACTGACGTTCCGACGACATCCTTCGCGGCAAGATTGCGCATCCCGCCTTCACCGGCAAACCATGCACGAGAAGCGCCTTCAGGACCATACTTAGCCATATAGCCGCCAAAGCGGTGCTCAAAGATTTTGTCCTGAAGCTCTACAGACTTCAGGAACTCAGTCTTGCCGACTTCACGACCAATGGCTTCGCGCGACCACTGCGGAAGGTTAGCGCCCATCATCTGATAAGCGCCGAGAGCCCGATCGCCAGTGCGAGTAGCAGGACCAATAGCGCTATAGTTGCCGGCAGCCGATCCGCTTTCAATCGTGCGAATGGCCTTCGCTGCGGCTTGGAAGCTGGTAGAAGCGTTCTTGAAGGCAGGAACGACGCTTCGCTCTAGGCTCTCGGTTGGAGAAGTACGATTGCTTCCCCCAACCGCATTTCCGATTGCCGTCGCAATCGAAGACGCACTTGCCCCTTGACCACCGATGCCGGTCGTCTGAGATGGGTTGCCGAACATACCGCCGAAGAGCTTACCAAAAGCTTGACTGGCAAGCTGATTAGCAATCTTGGCAAACGTGTTCGCAAAGCTCTTAAGAAGGCCTTCGCCCTTGCTAAGTCCTTCATTTAGAGTGTCGAATAGGCTTTCTCCGATGTCTTGGAAATCTATAAGCTTTTCGCGCGTATCATCGACCGTATCGCCGTACTTCGTAAGCTCTTGGTTTGCGCCTTCAAACTTTGGAAGAAGATCGGAAAAATTCTTCTCGATTTTCGAGCCAAGAGCCTGACGTTGTAGATCAGACAAGCCGTTCGTAGTATCATTAATGAGCGCGGTTAGGCGTTGAGCTTCTTTTTGTGCGGTCTCAAATGGGAAGAACTCTTCGACTGCGGCATCCGCCTCAGAGAAAAGAGCCTTCTTTGCAGACTCAGCTTCTTTAAGCGCTTTTGCAGCTTCTTTCGAAGGTTTTGTAATCCCCTCATTAAATGCAATGCGCGTCGTCTCAACGGCCTTTGCTGGCGTGTCAAAGAAACTGATGGCCGCGTCTTTGGCTTGACCATATAGGTCAACGATCTTATTGACACCATCCACAACGTTCTTGTCATTGGCCGTTTGCAGGCCCATGGCGTTGAAGAACTCTTTGGCTTTCGCCTGAGCCGTTGCCTGATTATCAGAGAACGACTTTGAGAAAACGTCAATGAAGTTTTTGCCAGCGACCGCAGCACTTTCAGAAGCTAACTCTGAAATATAACCTGAAACACTTCCAACGACACTACCTAAAAGGGGGATCGAAGATCCTACCGCATTATTGATAGAATTAATGGCGTTATTAATAAGACTGACAGCGCCATCAACCATCTCTTCAATCGAGACAAGAGCCTGCTTTGCAGCTAGAATGACAACGCCGCCAAGAGCCGATGGCAAGTTCTGCCACGCGGCAAGAAATGCATCATAAGCGGCCTTGCCAGCCGAAGGAATAGCCGTCAAGCGTCCTACGGCTTCCGTCACCGCATCCGCAACAATCTTCTGGAAAGACGAAAGGGCCTCTTGCCAAGTCTCAGGAAAGAGTTTAGCGCTGTCATTTGTCGTCGTGAAGAAGTTCTGGAATTCCTGCGTCGCACTATTGACATAGGAAAGCGCTGTGTTAAACTCCTGACCGACCTGATTGATAGCCGCATTCGTGTCGTTAACGTAACCGTTGATCTGATTGACAGTCGAGCCAATGTCGTTCATAAACGAGACAACGCTGGTCACGGTTGCGACCATAGCGTCGCCAAACCCGCCAGTGTTGACGAGTGCGCGAAGACGATCAATCTCGCTAGTTAACTTATTCGTTGCGCCAGTCGCATTGTTCGTCTGACCAACGACCCGCAGCATGTCATTGCCAAGCTGAGTCATGGCCTGACCAACAGTGCGCGGCACCTTGCCGAACTCAGCCGCGATTTTCGGAGCCTGTGAAAGGAGAGCGTCAAAGACGAGTTTAGAGGTTAGCTGACCACCTTCTGCGAGCCCACGCAATTCGCCGCGTGTCTTACCGAGCGCATCAGCAAGCGCCTGCATAATGCGCGGGCCTTGCTCAGCGATGGAGTTAAATTCCTCTCCGCGAAGAGTTCCCGAGGCAAGCGCCTGAGAAAGCTGAATGATAGAAGAAGAGGCTTCCGAACCCGTAGCGCCGGAAATCGAGAAAGCTTGATTGAGCGTTTCGGTCAGCTGAAGTGTCTGCTGACTGGTCGCGCCAAGCTGCTTAAGAGCTTGAGAAGATCGCGTGTAAAGTTCGACATTCGCGCCAAGCTCGGATCGCGTGCGCTGCGAGATATCAAACAAGGCCTTCTGAACGGTGTTGAATTCCGCTGTAGAACTTGTGACAAGCTTCAAGCGGCCGTCAAGGCGGGTCGCCTCATCAGCCATTTCAATAAACGACGTTACGCCCCGCCGAGCGGCCTCAAGACCGCCTAGCGTGGCTGCAAACTTTGCGAGACCAGAAGTTGCACTAGCAAAGCTGGCTTCCATACGGCCAGTTGTAGCGTTAAGCTGCTGAAGCTGGCGTTCGTACTTGTTGAGAGCCGCCGTATTGGCAGCCGCATTGACGCCCTTGACGCTAGACTCAAGACGGCCAAGAGCCTTGGCACCGGCATCGCCGGCACTCTGTGCATCGTTCTTGAGCTTGTTGAGAGCCTTTTCCGCTTGGCCTAGATCAGCGGTAATTGTAAGCTTCAGATCCTGGGCCAAATCATATCCTTAAAGAATCAGGAGCACCCCCTAAGAGCCATGACAAGCTTTAGCTGGGTCTCAATAAAATTGTCGATCGCTGCGAGAAGTTCTGCCTGCGTCTTCACGGCTTCTTCCTTTAGCGGAAGAGCGGGAGCGGGCAGAATGAGTTCGAATTTATCGTAAGGCATCTGACTCAGCTTGTCGCTGGTCTGTGCCATAAGCTGACCAAGTTTCATAAGCTCGATCGCTGTTCCCTGGCACTTCTGCTTCATTGTAGTCTGTGCGCTCGCGGGCGTAACCATCGCAAGGCAAAGAAAAAGGGCGGCACCTGTCTTCATCATCGTGATCTCCTATGGATCGGTTTCGATGAAAAGCAGATAGCCGCCCTTAAAGAGAAAGTCAAGAGTTAATTTCGAACCGCTTTAAAAGGTAGCGGTTCGAAACCCAAATGCGCCCAACGCTTTCCAGAGAGAACATTGCTAATGAGAGTCCTACCGACTCCAACAAATTTTGCGATGTTTAAAAGTTTCCAGTTTGCTTCTCTCATCTCAAAAATCAAAGCAACTATTTCTTTATTAATTTTGGTATTTAGGCTTTGATCGCCAAAACGCATTGTGCCATGCAACCATTTGTCTTGGGTATTCGAGCTAGGTGTATCATATCTGAGATTATCTAAGCGATTGTCAGAAGGAATTCCATTATTATGGCAGATACAAAGTCCTTCTGGACGCGGCCCAACAAAAGACATCATGACTAGATTGTGAACTGTTGCAGAAAAGCGTTTATTTTTGTGTTTAAGCGAAACTAATTTATATCCATCCTTAGTCGTTTGGATTTTCATAATTCTTTCGCGGACGGTTCTGTACTGGTTTACTGTGTTTGTCGCAACAACTCTTTCAATAGACTTAATTTGCCCGTAATTGGACGCTTCGTAAATGCCTTCCCAGCCGGGAATAGGCTTCCAAATTTCTTCCATGACCACTCATTTTCCACACAAGAATGATGCCCAGCCGGCGTGTGGTCAATCGGCTGGGCGAACTCTCTAACCGTCGTCAAAGAGTTTTAGCTCGGAGCGCTTGAAAGTCTTAATGCCATTTGGCATATTTGCAAGAGCCGCCTTAACAGAACTCGAAGACATAGCTTTCTTAGGCTCTTGCCATTTTACGCCATGGACCATGGCGTAAAACTTATTGTCCTCATCTCGACGTTCATTAGCCGCTTCAGCAGCAAGCTCAACAACTGGCATTGGCAATCTTTCGATGTCTTTAAAGCGCCAAGCAGGCAAAGCTTGAATCATCGCTTTAAGCCATTGAACAAGCCATTCATCAAGTGTTAATCCTGGTTTGATTTTACCTTTTTTGTCGTAGGGCGGGTCTCGGCTTCTTTCTCCTCCACAACGTTATCTGGATGACGGCCACCGTTATTAACCATCAACACAAACTGCATTGCCGGAAGAACAAGATTCTGCGGACCCGTTCTAAAAATCTTGTCTTCTAGTCCGTCTGCATCCTTACGGGAAAGGCCGGCTCGAAGAATTGTCTGAATACTGTCAGTGTTGACATCTTGCAGAGCAGCATAAGCACGCGCCATACCTCCAAACGCCGAGTTAATGTCACGCATGGCCTTGGCCGACGCGATTAGCTCATAATCCTTACCATCAAGTTCGATATCAATTACGCCATCAATGTAACTAGTTGCAGTAGACATCGGGTTTCCTATGCCGGGCTATCGGGGAACAGAGACCGCACGCCCCGACAACGCGCAGTCTCCTAGCCTGCTTACGCAGGATAATTTGAGATTTCTTATAACACTAAAATCTCAAAAAGTCAAGGACTAATCAGCTTCAATTTCATAAATTGCTGAATTAATACCAAGATTAAAAGTTGTTCGAATCACATTGTCTACGCTACCAACCGCTGTGCGTTGCGACATTACTTTAACGCGCATGTAATATACGCTTGGATCGCCAGCTTCGGTAAGCTGATCGTTTAGCGTAATCCGTAGATTGTAATCGAGTGGAGACTTCTCGGCAGTGCGAAGAATATCCTGCCCAGGATCGCTAGGCGAGCGAGCGCAAACTAGAGCGACCGTACCCGCGTCACGAGACCCCTTGCTCTTCCTTACGCGACCATCCTTGAGTGCGGTAAAAGTGACAGCCGTAGCTTCATCACCGAATTCGCCGACATCCTCGACAAGCGAAACTTCGGTATAGGTATCGGCTGCAAATGCGGTGATGATTGCGCTATCGGCGAGCGTCAGATCAATATCTAGGGTCGTTCCGATAGCGACATCAGTACCAGCGGCGGTATAAGTGTTTAGAGCCATAGGGATCTTTTCTCCAATAAATGGCGGTAGTTGAAAAACCCACTATGGGGCGTTAAGCGGCAACAGCCGCATTCTCAGAAACCAGGAAATTGACAGTGACCATTCGGCCCACAATCGTCTGGTCGTCAGTCGGTGCCGACATGGGACCGAAAGCCTTCGTTCGCACAAGATTCCAGCCAGACGGCATTTGAAACGCGCGGGGATTGGTGCGATGAAAAAGATTGCCGAGCAAGAAGCCAAGCTTTTCGACTTTGCGATAGTTCTCGGCCGTGTCGTTTTGACCGTAGACCGCTATGTCGTACGTGACTTCGCGACGCTGCCTCTTGAGGAAATCGTCATCAATGCCGCCGCCAACCATTGGCGAAATCATGATGACGGGATAGGTCGCATCCGAAGGAGCGGGACGGCGAGTAAAGACGGGCTTACTGCCTTTGTAGTTTGTCAGAAGGCTTGTAATGTCCGTTACCGATAAGATACGGGTTCGGATGCTAGCGGAGAGATCGATCATTTTAGTGCCTTCGTTAGTTCGGCTCGCACGATGGCTTCGATCTCGGCCTTCTTATTTTGAAGCGCAGGTCGCATGTACGGGCGCGCTTCCATCTTCTCTGTGCCGAACTCAAGGGCTGCGCCATACTCGACTGCGGAATTGACATAGCCTGTCAAACCGCTATCCGCATACTCCGTCGTGATCTGCCGAAGCGCTTCGCCAGTTTCGGAAGCAAACGGTTCGCCTGGAGCGGAAGCACGGTGTTTACCGTAGACGCGGCCCGTCTTGGCTGTGTTCGTGACAAGCGAAATGACTTCGTTTCTTAGCTCTTCAGTGCCTGCTAGAATCCCGCGACGTGCGCCTTGTAGAAGCTTCTCAGGAACGTTTGTAAAACCGCCAACCGTTGCCTTAGCCATTGTCCACCTGAGAGATTTGACATTCATACGTGGCAATGGCAGGATCGGTGTTGGTCAGGCGAATAAGGTTGAAGGCCTTGCCGCTGATCCGCACCACATCTTCAGCTTGCGGCTGGAAAGGCGGCTTGGAAAGGCCCGCAATGATCGTAAGCTTGCTATCGCTTTCAGGAATTCCGGCCTGCGCTCGGATGAACGCGCTATAGCCTTCAAGGAAACCTTCAATGGCGAAGACGCTTGACGCCGAAGGTACGAGATCTCCGTATTCATCCACGCCGCTAGAGCCTCGACGCTCAACAGTGCCTTTCAGCAATTTGCCTTTGAAGCCAGAAGCAATCGCTTTGGCTAGCTGGCCCTCAAGAAAGCTCGCCATTTTTATCCCAACGCTATACGGATTTTCAAAAAGTGGAGAAAAGTGTATTCCGCTAAGTGCTTGTGTTTCTTAGCTTTTTCCTATTTCTCTCTTACTATTATACACTTTTTATCCTCTTTTCTAAAAGTATATAAAAAGAAGAAGATAGAGAGAAGAGATAGTATATAGATAGTTTTCAATTTTGGCTGCAAAAGTGTATTTTTCTGGCGGCTGAAACGCTGAAACCCTTGCTGCGTAGGGGTTTCAGAAATACACTTTTTAATCGGCCTCGATTTCGCCGTCCTCATAGGACAGCTTGATAAGCTCAGCTTCGTCCTCATCGCGGGTCGAATCGCCAACCTTGTTGCCGTTTTCGTCCTCGACGTGAAGCCAACCAGCCTTGCCCTTTACGATTGTGCCGACGCGCTTGGGAGCTTCTGGTTCGGAAGTTTCTTCCATTTGCTCTTCGTCGTCCTCAGGAGTCTCACCTTCAGTTTCGGCCTCAGAAGGTTCAGGAGCGGCTTTCTCTACCTCAGGGGTATCGTTGTCGCCCTCAGTGCCCTCTTCGCGCTCTACGGTGCCTTCACGGCCCGCAGAATCGATATCGGCAGTTGTGATGTATCTCGTTTCGTAAAGAAGACGCAAACGACGGGGTTCAACCCCTTCCTTATCGAAAGGTGTTCCCGGCTCTAGCGTCTCGCCATTAGCCGGGAAAGCGCGGGCGACGACAAACTCGCCATCCGCAACGTCTTTCCATTCGCCCAAGAAATATTTGCTCTGAGCCATTGACTTATCCTTCTTGGGCGTTTAGATTAGGCGACGATATTGGAGAAGTAAGCGCCCATGTCAGCCGCAACCACTTCCTGCGAGTACGCAGCTTCAGCTTCGATACGGTCCGCCTTGGCAAGCGGACGACGCATCTTGGAAATCTGAGCGCCACCGTTGCTGGTCCCGGTATAGGAGGTCCAAACAAACGTGTAGCCACCAGAAGGAGTCATCAGGCCAGGAGCGTTGGGAGCGTAGACAAGAAGGGCATTCTTACCAATGAAGAACTGGTTGTTCTCCGCAGCACCATCTTCTGCCGTGTTAAACGAAGCGTTAGAAACAAGATACTCATCAACTCCGAATACGCTTGCAATCGCCGCATCATTAACCATTGAAGGCGAAGCATTGGTGCCGCCGTACTTGACGCGATCAACGATATCGGGATGGTTTTTGAGAACGTAATCGACATCCATACCGACAACAAGCTTATTAGGCTTCTGGCCAGTCAAGAGATTCTGACGGATAATCGCCTTCTGAACGTCAGCGATCGGATCGGAAGCGGTATAGTCGCTCCACTGAACGCGCTGGAGGCCAGTTGCCCCAGAAGCAACACCGACATAATCAGTGCCCCAGACGCCCGTCTTGAAATACGTGTTAGCGAAATTCGCTTCCTTATTGATAAGGTACTGAGTCGTCAGAAAGCGGGTAACGTCGGAATCAAGCGAAAACGTCGAAGAGGCATTGGCGCGGATCTGATCGCCGATATCATGGTGAAGAGCCCAAACGGACGCGAAGTAGTTCTTGCGCGACACGTTCAGATCGGTGCCCTGGGATTCGGTCCCATCGGCACGCTTCTTCATGTTGTTACGGTTCCAGTCCTCACGGTTCCACACCCAATACTGACCGCCCTGAACGGCGACCGGCACGCGCGGAAAAACGCGATCGGCAATGAAGCTACGCGCGTCCTGAGCGTAGCCAACCGAGATATTTGTTAGAGGGGCGCTGACAAAGACGTCGCCCTGTGCGATAGGCATATTGACTATTCCTTAAAGGTTAGGGCGATTAAGCGCCGGTCTTCGAGAAGAAGACTTCCATAAGCTGGCCATTGACGCCAGCAGTTGCGGCGGTGCCGAGAATGCCAGTCGAGCCAGCGACAGCGAGACCCGCATTGCTCGTGGTGACGGTAGCGCCAACAGCGATCGTGCCGCCCGCGCGGACGCGAACCTTGCCACCAATGGCGACAGCGCCCGGCTGGCCCTGAGGCGGCTTGTTCTGAAGAACTCCAATAACGCTGCCCGTGCCATCAGCAAGAAGCATACCTTCGGCATTTGCGCCGTGCTTGACGAACTTGAAGACGTGAGTCGAGAGGTCAGCTTCCGCGACCATCGAGACTAGCTTCTGATTGTCATATGTTGCCATAGTTTAAGACCCTTACCTTATGCCTTGGGGGTTTCGATGGACTCGTAAAGGTCCGGGTTCTCGGCAATGGCCGTCTCGTAAGCCTTGGCGACCGAAACGCTATCGCGCTTGGCGATCTCTTCGGCCTTCTTCTGAAGCTGATCTTCAGCGGAGCCCTCGGCGACTTCCTTCGTGCCGTTCTTGCCGACCGACGTAAACGCCTTGGCAAGTGAGCTATTCGCGGCCTTGAGCATCTGGTCAAAGACGGTCTTGTCTTCAGCAGTCAGGGTATCGGACGCCTTCAGGATGCGGGCCTTGGCCAGACGATCACCGGGAAGAGCGGCAAGCTCATCATCAGCGCGCTTGGCAAGAACCTGGATCTCGGCTTCGCCGCGAGCCTTGGCAACATCTTCCTGCATCTTGGCAATCTCAACGGACTGAGCCTTGAGAATGGCGAACATGCCATCGCCAACAGCCGACTTCTGAATGGTCTGGCCATGAAGCTCAAGCGTCTCGTCGTTCTTCTTGACCGCAGAAGCCTTAGCTTCCTGATCGGCGGGCGACAGCGACATGAACTTAGCCTTGCCGGCATCGTCAAGCGACTTCATATAGGTCTTTGCGGCGTCGCTCATCTTCGCAAGGCTTTCGGCCTTGGCAAGCTCAGCCTTAGTGTCGTCTAGTACCTTCTTCAGGTCTTCAACGCTCTTCGTCAGATCAGCGACCTGAGTTTCGGTAGCAGCCATATTGGGATCATCCTTCGTTTCGGCTGGGGATACGGCGGATGCTCCGCCTTCATTGGCCTTGTCCACAGACTTGAACAAAGCAATTCTTGCGTGTTGATTCATTCCACGCTTGCAAAAAGAAACCTCGTTGATTTTGAGGTTCGTAAGATCGTTAGGCATTTATTCTGCTGCCTTCCTGTGGGCGGAGCCTCCGATAGACCAAGATTCGTAGTCACCTGACTTCACGCCCTTCCAAACTGTGTCATCCTTGACATAATGACCACCCCACCAGAACTCGCCATCGATCTCGATAGTGTGTTTGATGCCGGCAGCAGTGAGCGCCTTCTTGAGCGCTTCAACCTTCTCATGCGTGAAGACCATCGTTTCGATGAGGTCACCAACGCCGGTTGTGGTATGATGGTTTAGGCCTGCTTCGCGCGACTCGCGCACGTAGTCATAAGCGGCCTTTTCGATCTCGTGCGTGTCAACGCGATCGTCTTCGCCATCGTTGACAAGTTCGCCGCCAATCTTCATCACGGAAAAGAGGCCAAAGGCTATACGATTATCTTCGTCAACTTTGGCGATATCTGCCTTAAGCTCGAAAGAATCAGACATTCATACTCTCTTCTATGGCTTTCATTCGCCGCTGAGCATCGCGGTAAACGGCGTTGATGATTTCCTGCATGATGATGCCCGCCGCCCCGTTCGTGCATCCACCGATGACGGCAACGTTTCGCTGTAGTTCAGCACAATCGACAGGGTTAAGACGGCGATAGCGCTCGAAAGGAGATTCTGAGTCGGCTAGGCGAACGACGTTTGACATAGGCAAGGATTCGATCTATATGGATCGTGGCGATGGACGCCTTTTAGGAAATGGGTATGACTTATTACAAAATCGAGTCGGATGATTGCGGCTTATTTGGCGAATTTGAAACTTACGAACAAGCTTTATTTGCTGTAAAAAGCAATGAAGAAGAATGGCCAAATAAGACTTTTACGATTCTTAAAATCGAGGAGATTTACGAAACCTTTTAATTTGGCAACTTCAACCGCATCGTAACCGTACAACGACACTGCACCAATTCGGATGCCGGGGCTCCAAAGCTCCGGTCTCCTGGATTCTTGAGTCGTGCGCCAGTCAAAGGCGAAATGAACGGGGTATCGAGACCCTGAACCGTCTTGCCGTCCAAGCCGCCGTGCTTATGAGAGCGACGGGTGCGCTTATCCTTCGTGGCGACCCAAGTCTTGGTGACGGCATCCTCAGTCAAGCCAGTGGCTTCGAGGTTTTGCCGCATGGCCTCGGCGCGGCCCTGATTGACTGACTCGCTGGATTCCGTGCGCGCGATCGTCTCAGCGCGATAGGCAATCATCTTGGTGCGATAACGATCCGTCATCGTCTGAATCTGCGCTTCGGTCAGAGGCTTCTTCTTGGCGTTCGCAACGGTGCGATCAAATCGCTTATCGCGTAGCTCGCGGTTCAAAGCCTCGGAAGATCCTTCGCGAAGCAAATTCTCATAGCGCTTGACGGATGCAAGCTGCTTCTCGGTCAAGCCAATATTCTGCTTGATTTCCTGAGCGGTCTTGCGCGTTCCAAAGCCGCCGTTCTGTGCGTCAACGAGCGTCTGATTGATGACGGCTCGGCTAGAATCAGAAACTTCCTTAATCAATCGACCGGCCTGCGTCTGGGCAATAGCTGCTGCGCGAGGATTGCCGGGATTGAAGCTAAGGGCAACGGTTGGCGTTTCGCCGTTCAAAGCTTGCCGCGCAAAGCGCATGACCTGAGCGCCCGTTAGCTCGACTTCGAACTTGCCAGAGGCGATAAGCGCGTCATAAACAACGCCTTCGAAGGTCTTGAGAAACTGGTCCATAAAGGACGGGATCTCGGCCTGCTTGCCGGCCTCTAAGAGGCGAAGGATTTCCTTTAGCGTCTCGTTGGATGAAGCCTTTTCGACGTAGGTCAAAAAGGTCTTGAGAAAATTCTTACGGATGCCATTGACAAGCGCCTTGATTGCGTCTACATCATCTTCTCTAGCCTTTTGGATGGTGGAGAAGTGACACATGGCAATTTTAAATTCCGAAGAAGTTAATGAAAGCCTTTATCGGCTTGCTCGCGAGATCGGAAATCTTGATATGATTAGTGATGATGAAGGTTGGTCGAACACAGTTTTAAATCATTACGATACTATGTGCATTGCATTTAAATTGCTATGCGAAGCGGTTGAGTATGATGAAAAACTAAATTCCTGACCAATAGCCCCACGGCTGAGAAGCCTGAGAGCACTGACTAACACCGCTCACAAAGGCCCCACCAGCGCCGCTTAGCGATCCGTTGGCACTTGAACCTAGATACTTCCCCACGAGTTCCATGACTCTTGTGGGGAAGCGCTGTGAAGTCTCGAAAGACTTGAAGTATTCGACCTCTGCGGACCCTGCCTTCAGTCGTTTGGTGGAGGAAGATGTATTAGCGTTCGAAAGAGAATCAGTCTCTCCAGCGGCAAAGAGTGCGGCGAGTTCGATAGAGCCATTAATGATGCCCTCGACAGTTGAACGCTTATCAAACGTGTCAAAGTCAGGCTTCCAATTCTGCCTGTCCAAGACACGAGCGGATTCTACAAGATAGATCGCTTTTTGGTCAGGGGTGGCAGCACTCCATACATCGTTGGAAATCGACGCCGCGAGGTAGGCATCTGCTGTTTCGACATCAGCATAGGTCGTATACTCGGTGCCGTTAATCGTTACAGATGCCATTTAAACCTCTAGTCTGTTGTATTATAATCTATTTCAAGATGAAAGTCAAGCTTTATTTTTAGGCAATTGGCTCTGCCGCGTAAAGATGTACTTTAACGCCGTTTGCCGACCCCGGCCCGCCAAGTAGATTGTACCCGCTCAAAGATGTAATCAGGCCGTTGACGCCAGAAACAACGGCCGATACCGTTCCAATAAGACCGCTATTCAACTGCTGCATAACAGGAAGGTTTCGCATACGATCAGCATATACCGTTACAGAGGTCGTTGAAATACTGGTAATGATGACGTTGACCCTGTTTTGCCCTGCCGTTTCTTGAACCATGTGTGTCACAATTGGTATCATTGTAAAAGGTTCAGCGAAATCCCACTTAGCCGTCCCATCTGCACCGATCGTAATCATCGCCCGCTTCACACGAGCTTTATGCGTGTGGTCTTCTCGTGCGAACTTGGTTGAAGTGCCGGTCTGTTGAACGAGGTCTGTTGCGGGAGGAGAGACGGTAGCAGCGGCGGGGATTTTGCCTTCAACCGTACTAAGTGCTGTCTTAGAAGCGAGACCCGATACGTCAGGAATACTCAGACCATCAATTCGTGTCGATAGGCTAGAGACAGAGGCGTTTGTTGCCAAGCCGGTAATCGATGGGATTTTAGCCTCGACCGTTGACAAAGCAGATTTCGTTGCTAGACCGCTTACATCGGGAACCGTAATGGCATTGACACGATCGCTAAGGGCTGTGAGGGCGCTTGTCGTTGCCAGCCCTGAGATAGACGGGATCTTGTTTTCGACGGTTGAGAGCGCCGTCTTTGTGGCCAAGCCTGATACGTCTGGAACTGAGATTCCATTGACTTGGCTTTGAACCTCTGATAGTGCGCTTTGGATGGCCGGATAGCCATCCGCAGCCGCTTGCATTGTGGCAAGTTTGGATGTTAGATCGGCGATAGCCTGTGGATCGCCCGACAGACTTTGAATCTGCATCTGCAAAGCGCTGATGCGATCCAGCATAGCCTTTTGACTAGGAGAAACGCGCAGCATTACCATACCGCCAAAAGGTAAGGCGAATTGTCCTGAGCGGCCTGAATCTCATAAGCGCGCTCAGGCTTGAAGTCAGGAGAGAAACTATCGCCATAACTAGGAAGGCGAGTCCCAGTCGAAGTCTCGCCCATGGCCCTGATTCGGATCTCGTTCTGAGAAGCGTTCTGGACGAGAAAGCCATGTCGATTCATGTCTGTATCAAGGAGCGGCATCCAAGCGATATCTGCCGTCTCATCCGACATTTCAAGCTGTTGATCTGTGATTGTAGGATTAGAGGGCAGCGACGTGCCGCCCTCCAGACGTTCATACCTCAATTTTTCCCAAGAAGGCATTTTATCCCCGAAGTTTTAGTTGGGCTTGTGTCGGGGTTTAGTCTTAGAAGATCGTGATGCCATACTGAGTCTGCCAGTAATCTCGCAGAGCACCAACATCAGTCGAGGTCTTAATGCCGGTAGACATGACATCTTCGATCCAGCCAGCACCGTCCGAAAGAGCCGAGCCGCTGATGAAGTTAGAAGTTGCGGTTCCACCGTTAAGGCTGGTCGTCGCCGGGACTGTTAGAGACGTTGTCGAGTTGACATAGAAGGTCAAAGTCTTCGTAGAGGCATCATAGGTCATAACAACCATGATGTAGCCAGAAGTTGGCAGAGTCGCCGTCAGGTTGATAGAGGGGCCAGTCGAGCCGTCTGCCGTAGCGATACGGATCTGGTTGTTATTGACAACGTAACGAACCTGAATGCCTGGGTTAGAAGCAACGTTGGCACCAGCACCGAACAGCACTGGAACCGCGCCTGCCGTCCAAACACTAGGAGCCTTGAGAAGCAAGGCATAAGACCACGACTTATTGAGGCTCAGCGTCTTGAGGAAGTCGGTTGAAACAGTCTGAATACTATCGCCGCCGTCATTGCGGAAATAAGCGGGAACGCCGCCAGAGGCCGCAACAAAGGTCGGATCATCCGTACCCGTAGAGGTAGACGAGCCGAGGAACGCATCATAAGCGGTCTGCGTAGAGCTATCAGCCGGTGCCGCAATCTGGTTCTGAAGCGTCTGGCCGTTATTGACCGAGGCCTTGCGGTTGAAGAGCGGGTTAGACCAAACAGAAGAGATGTTGGCCGTTGCCGCGTTGACGGTCAGAGTATGCGTGAAGTCGGTGACGTTCGGCGTTGTAGCTGCGTCTGTGGCTCGAAGGTTTGCGATGTTCGTGCCAGCCGTCGTGGTTGCAGGGAAGGTCAGGGTTGCCGTCGTAGAAGGAACGGTTGCCTGCGTCAGAGTGAAGTTAGCCGTCTGATCTCCGGTACGCTTGGAGAAGGTGACAGGCTCGTTGGCCGTCAACGTCGTGGTATAGGCCGTGTTGTTCGCCGTTGTGCCTGTTGCCGGGCTGGTGATGACCGGAGGCGTCGTGTCAGCGGACGCATTGACCGTTGGCGTAACCTTGCCGTGACGCACGGGCAGGGGAACCGTCTGGTTATCGCGAATCATGTTCTGCCAGACGATCGTGCCAAGCGTACCATAACCGAATTCAGCGACTTCCGTTGCGCCATTTGCGGGCGTGCTGGCAAGCGTTGCCGTCACATGAGTTGCATCCGTCACAGCGATATTCGACAAAGCAATTGCCGTGCCATTGGCCGTATAGCGAAGGCCTTCATTCGCGCTTGCGGGCGTGAGAGCCGTGCCACCATCATGAGCGAACTCGAAGACGACCGTCGTGCCGTTACGCGCCGCCGCAATAAGGCGCGGACCATCGACGCCACCAGAAACGGTATAGCCATAGGTCTTCGCAATCTTGCGAGCAAAACGAATCGCCAGCGTGTCATAACCGGCATCGACAGAGTGCGCTCCGCCATCGCCCGGCTGATCGTACATTTCCGGTAGAATCGTGCAGAAGCTAGGATTCGCCGCCGCATAAACCGGATCGAAATCACGGATCTTCTCGATACCCCCGATGTAGTTGGCCGTCAGCGCGGAGTAATCCACGTCGCGGCGGTTCATAGGCGCGAGGAAGATCCTCAGCCCCGGAACCTTGGCGCGCATGGTCGCGAACAAAAGCGCGCGAGCGTTGAAGTAGCGTGTCGCCTGTGCGTCGCTAGCCCCGATGAAGAAGGCGTCACCTTCGCCCTGATTCCAGATCGTGAAGTCTACACGGCGACCGGCAGCAACAGCCGCATCAACGGCAGCGGACCACTTGTCATAGCGCGGTCCGGGAGTTCCCGGTGTCTCGTTCCACCAGTAATAGGTTTCGCGAGCGGGCTTGTTGACATCGAGAAGGGCAGATCCTTCGGTCGCGCCATTGCCGAACGTATAGGAAACGGCAGCCGGCGAATTGTCATTAAGCGCCGACTGGAATTCCATACGGCTATTGGTATAGAAATATTCCTGATTGCTCTGACCAGCCGAAAGGCCGAAGAAGCGATTGGCCTGAAGCGACAACGAACGCTTGATGATGCTAGGACCAGCGACGTAATCGACTGGAAGCATAGCCTCGCGAACACGATACTTATCCACGCCAGTTGCGAGCGAGCCGGGAAGGATGTTTTCCGCATAGAGGACGTTGGCTGTATCGGTGTAATTGATCGTGACGTTGGCCGTCTGCGTAACGGTCGAGCCTGTGAAGGCATAGCCACTGGACAGGTTGTTCGATGCCGTGCCCGTAACACCGTTCGTCAGGTTGATAAAAGGCTTCGTCTGCGTGATCTGAGCATCGACTGGATCGTGCGGGACAGCGGACCAAAGAACGAGGTTGTTCGCGATTGTCGCAGAGATGCCGGGGCCATTATTGGCGTTGACACCGATGCCGTTCGCCTGACTGTTGCGAATCGCGTTGTTAGAAATAACAAGGTTGCGAATGCCCTTGAGGTCTTCGTCCTTGACAAAGATACCTTGAGGAGTGTCCTTACCGCCCCCATCAAGAAAATTACGATCAATCGTAATATTATCCCAACCTGTCTGCGAACCGCTCGTCGCGATCTGAATCAGGTCGTCGTGATTGCCGCTATCGGTTGAATCGTTGTTGATCGAACCGAGAAGATCGGAAATATCGTTTCCGAAGATATTTGAACCGTTCCCACCACCGATAAACTGCATTCCGTCGAACTGCGAGCGGCGAATGTTGTTGTTCGAATAGGTATTGTTGTCCTGACCATCGCCAGTGGCCTGGAGCCAGAAGCCATAGCCATCCGTCGAATTACCGGAAACGACGCAATTCTTCGGGCTGACGAAGCGAATGCCCATGTCGCCCTTGGTAATGCTGTCGGGATTCGTATCGCCGGGCCAACGTGCCGTTGCACGACCCTTGAAGATACAATTGATGACCTTGACAGTATCAGGAGCATTCAGATGGATGTTCGGCACGAACTGCTGGCGCGCCGTGTAGTTCAGCGCGGTACGATCGAACTTGATATTCTCGAATGTGACATTTTTCCAGCCCGAAAGAATGCCGCCACCAGAACCAGCCTTGGCAACGATATCGATCGTTGCAGGAACCAACGGATCGTCGGAAACGATCTTGAGTTCGCTTGTCGGCGCAAGATTTTCGACAGCGATCGAATAAGGCGAACCGCTAGAGGCAAGGCGAAGCACCTGACCACCCGTCGCAGTCGCAAGAGCCGACACAAGCGCGGCCTGCGTCGAGATCAGCGGGCTCGGATTGACAGGCAGATTGCTATCGGTCACAACAAACGGGGCCGACTGAATCGCGCCGCCAACCGTGATCGCCTGACCAACGGCCGGAGCCGTGTCGAACACGTAATTCCACTGACCCGATGCGTTTGCCGTGACAGTCGTCACGAGACTCCCGCTCAGGTAGATGGGAACCTTGGCGTTCGGGCCTGACTTGCCCGAAACAGTCTTGGACGACATGGAAAAGGCGCTCACATAGGCATACCTATGATTGTTTGTCGCCAAGCGCTCGAACTTATCAGAAGACGGCATGGATGGTTCCTTAAATGAGGGTATCGAGTTCGGTAGTTTCGGGAGCGGCGGGAACGCCCATCATGCCCCGAACGTAATCAATGGCTTCGTCGTCAGGCTGAAGACCGGCGCGGGCAAGTTCGGCGAGGGTAGTGGAAATTTCCTCAGGCGTGCGCTTGGCAACGTCTTCGGTCGTGAACTTCGGCTTGTACTCATCCGGGAACCCGTTCAGTTCCCAAAGAGGATCAATGAAGTCCTTATCGAACTGCGAAGTCATGTCCTTGAGCGCACTGTTTACGGAAAGGAACAGGTTGCCGGACTTATCTTTGGAGAGGGCCTGAGAAGAGGCAGCTTCGCCAAGGAGGAGGAGTTCGCAGCCAAGAATACGAGCAAGTTCGGTGTTGATACGAGTGACAGCCGATGCCATATCGGTTAGGCCAGTCGCTCCGCCCTGCAAGAGAGAGAGATCCCATTGACGCTGGCCCGTAACGGTGTTACCGCTTTCTGTCTGGCCAGTGTACGTCTTGGAATCTAGGACGACGCCCGTGTTCTCGCCCTTGATCTGCATCGAGACAAAGCGCTCGATGTTGCCGAGGTAGATGCGCGCTTGGGCCTGCCGCTCCTCGTCATCGCCTGCCCATTCGGCAAGCTCAGCGTAGGGCGCATGACCGACAGGAATACCGCGAAGGTCGCGTTCATAGCCGCGTTGTTCAAGGATCTGGTATTGCTTCAGTCGCTCGGCTGGCTCAGCGCAATGGCGAAGGAGGCCAAGGCCGTCAGGCTGATCACTCAGCATGTCATCAACGAGATAGATGGTCTTCGCGCGCGGGAGGTAGACCTCTAGCTGCGAATTGGGATCTCGTTGCACGAAGCCGTTGACAAAGCCGTTATCATCAATGTCCCACTGGACAACAGAACCAGGAGCACGAGCTTCGATGTTGAGATAGTTGACCGTGCCGTCATCGTTGCGGCGCGCGATCCATTCGCTGATAGAGCAACCGCTGAACTTGAAGCCGGCTGCGCGGCGAACGATACGATCCCACGAGGAATCCATCGTATGCATCGCGGTCTCGACAAACTCGGCATAGCGCTGTGCTTCTGCCGTATCATCGACCGGATTGACACGCCATTGGCTGTTTGTGAGAACGTTCGTGTAGAAACGAATCGAGGCTGCAACGATCGAACAGTTAGAAACGATATCGTTATAGGTCTTGAACTTCTCTTGGCCCTGTAGATTGCGATTTCTCTCGGCAGTCGCAAGAAAACCGCCATAGGTCATGACGTTCGAAACGCCTTGTTCCTTTAGCGGTTTGACAGGTTCAGGCTTGATACCGCCAGAAAGGCCAAGCCAATTTCGTAGCGGATTTGCCATGATATTTCCACATACTTGATAAAGTGGTGATTATACACTATTAATGATGAAATGTCAAGCTAAAATCTTGTGAATCCAATTGGATCAAGCTCATCTGTGTAGAGGATGGGATCGCCGTACTGATCGAGGATACCTGTAGACATGACGGCGGGCTCTAGCTCGAACACCGTGCGACCCAAATACTCTTCGCCGTACACTTCGGATTCAAGATCGTCACTCCATCGTGCGACCACGGGCTTCTTGCCCATCAGATAGCGCTTCGGCATTTTCTTCACTTTCGCTGTTGACAGGGCGAATGGGATGAGGCATATTCGTAATCACAAGAGGCAAACGCAACGGAGCAATACAATGTTCAAGATTACCGAACGCAAAGGCTTTCACATTACTTTTGCAAATGGTTACACAGTCAGCGTGCAGTTTGGCTATGGTAATTATTGCGATAATAGAAATAAAGGGGCCTACGGTGGCGATGTAGACCCTTCTACTACGGCAGAAGTAGCTGCATGGGACGAAAACAATAATTGGTATAAATTGGGCGATTTTGATGACGCTGTAGGTCATCAAACCCCCGCCGAAGTTCTTGCGATCATGAATAGGGTTGCGGCGCTGTGAGTATTTGCACCCGCGCAACCCTAGCCTTCCTCTCCATCAACGGCGACCCCTTGACAGTCTATGAGGGCGCGGTTTATAGTCCCTATGCTGGCACCGATGATACGGATTGGTTGGTGACGGATGGGGAATTGTTTTGTCG